TGTCCGAGAAAAGCCATGCTAGTTTCCTTCTGTGGTGTTTTTGGTGATAGTGAAAGAGGGGCGACCCGGCTTGGCAGTAATCGCTTCTGCGAGCGGGCCAGTGATGTTGGGGGCGGACGCTTTCCATGCTGCCATAATTAGCTCTGGCTTCCAACGGAAAAGGCTGGAAAGATGCTCGCTCAATCCAGCCTCGGCGGCTAGTTCCTGCAACTTATCGCCATCAACCTTGTGATCAATGCGACCGACAACCTTGATGGTATATTCACCTTCCTTTCTGGTCTCCGTACCCTCAAGTGCTTCGGCGATATTGAAATTAGCCTTGAGAGCATCTTCAATATCACGGCGGCGTTCGACAGCCGCCGTTTCAGCCGACTTGGCTTCGATCCATTCTTGATATAGGCTCATGCCGCGAGCTTCTTGATAATCTCGCCCAGGTCCGGCTGCTCCCACTGCTCAAGCTTACCGCCGCGAGCCTTGGCAAGCCAAGTTCCATCGCTGTCACACATGAGCGCACGTTGTGCGATTCCTTCGCTATCACGCTCGACGCGCAAGGCAAGAAGAAGGTCGAAGAAGTATGGAAGCCCCTGCGTAAGCGACTTACCGGGCATAGACGGATTGTAGAGCATCTTGCCCATTTCATCCTGCGACTTTTCCAGCTTGGCGGAAAAGTATACATGCTTGCCGGGGAGGTCGCGAAAAGATCGGATAAGTTCGTTCATGGTGGTGTTCATTTCACCATAGGCCGCACGGCCATCCTTGTTGTTTTTCAGTTCGTAGGCCAGCACAACCTCCGCGACCTCGCTGATGCTGTCCAGTGCGACACTCTCGAAACCCTTGGCCTCATCGCTGTCTAGAAGCCATTGGTATGCCTCCTGCAAGTCGGACAATTTGCCGATTTCGATATACGGAATATCAGCATCCTGGATCGAAAGAAGGCCACCTTCCGCGCTAAGCACGATAGGAGTAGGAAGGGTTGGAATAAGCGTGGTTTTGCCAGCGCCTGACTGGCCATAGACGCAAATCTTGACGCCATTGGACGCAAGATTGCCCGTGGTTTTAACGGTAACTGCCATTGATGGTATCTCCTTGGCCTCGGTCGGATTGTCCGGTTGAGGCTGCGAGATTGATAATAACCTATGGTGCTCCCTTGTCAAGCGCGCTTACACGATTTATAAGCATCGCCGACCGGAGGCGACATGAAAACCAAAGATGCTGTTGATTATTTTGGAGGGCACACGGCATTGGCCGAAGCGCTGGGGGTGACTAGACAGGCGATATATATGTGGGGCGACGACGTGCCAGAGCTTCGAGCTTATCATATCGAAGCCGTCATGCGTGAGCGCGAAAATTCCAAGCGTAAGGCTATTTGATGTCTGGCAATCTTAGCAACATATTCGGCGGACCATGGACGCCCCCTGCACACAAAGATCCTGATACGCCAGAAGTGCAATTGCGCAATGCAATTATCGGAGCGGGATATAGTCCACCGTCAGATATTAAAATAGATGGTAATATCCATCGTTTTTCCACGGATGGCAAGCCAAAAGGCGACAGCGGCTGGTATATCGCATTCGATGGAGCATTTCCGGCAGGGGCTTTCGGATGCTGGAAGGAGATGACTACAACCAATTGGAAGGCGGAGACTGATAGGGATATCAGTGCTGCCGACCAGATTGTCATTTCTAGGCGTATGTCGGAGGCACGTGCGCTACGAGATGCCGAGCTTAAAAAAACACAGGTTGTCGTGGCGGATGTTGCTGGTGGCATTTGGGAAAATTGCCTAGCTGCCAGCCCCGACCACCCATATTTGATTGACAAGAATATCCAGCCGAATGGAACGCGCGTAACAAGCGACGGACGATTGGTGGTGCCTATGTATGATGGATCAGGCGAGATTGCCTGTCTCCAATACATCAATCACAAGGGCGATAAGGCGTATTCTACAGGAGCCAAGGTATCCGATGCGCGTTGGCTGATCGGACCTGAAACTGGCCGTACTATCTATCTGGTCGAAGGGTTTGCAACGGGTGCAAGCGTCCATGAAGCAACAGATAGCCCGACATATCTAGCTTTTTCGACTGGTGGCCTTAGCGTCATTGCCGGGGAACTTCGCGCCAAGTTCGGCGAATTGCAAGATATCGTAATCGTAGCTGATAATGACGATAGCGGCGCTGGTCTAAAATACGGACAGGCGGCGGCAGATGCTCACAATTGCCGTCTGATTATGCCGCCCCGCATAGACGGCTTTGGAGTAAGCGGGACAGACGCTAATGATTTTGCCAAATGTGGCGACCTTCTAGCACTCCTGATCCCACCGACCGACGATTGGCTGGTTTCGGCGGACGATTTCGCCAATGAGCCAAAGCCGGTTAGATGGCTCATCAAGAAATGGCTTCAAGATGAAGCATTCATGATGGTTCACGGCCCCTCAGGCGGTGGCAAGACATTCGTCGTTCTCGATTGGTGCATGCGGATCGCCTCCACTCTTGAGGAATGGAACGGCTGCAAGGTCAAGAATGGTTCGGTTCTCTATCTAGCAGGCGAGGGTCATCATGGCCTACGCTCACGTATTGCGGCATGGAAAATACACAATCAACAGCCTACGCTCAATATGTGGCTGTCTAAATCCGGCTGCGATCTTAACACCCCGGATGGCTATAAGCGAGTTTCGGACAGTATTCGCAACTTGGGAGAACTGCCGCGTTTGATCGTGGTGGATACCCTTCATCGCTTCTTGAACGGCAATGAGAACGATACGCAAGATACTAAAACCATGATTGATGCCTGCGCCAATCTGATGCGCGAATTTGGTTCTGCCGTGCTTCTTGTCCATCATACCGGCGTGAATGAGGAAAGCCAACACCGGGCGCGCGGCTCTAGCGCTTGGCGGGCGGCGATGGATATCGAGTTGAGCGTGATTCCAACGTCAGATGGGCAACGCAAAATCACTCAGAAAAAGGTGAAGGATGGCGAGGAATGCGAGCCGGTATTTGTCAATCTCCATCCTGTCACATTGCCAGGATGGCTTGATGAAGATGGCGAGCCGGTTTCATCCGTTGTGCCTGTGATTGGCGATGCGCCTGCGCCGCCAGTAAAAAAAGACAGCAAGCTTGATAGTTTCAAAAAAACCTTTGATGCTGCTTGGTGGTCATCTGGCGCAGAGGTTTTGGATGGAGCGCCGTATGTCAGTCGTTCGGGAATGAACCAACATTTGGTTGTTTCGATGGGTATGAGCGAGGCAAGCGCCAAACAATATATGAAGCCTAGCGAGCCCAATAAGGTGATCGGGGCTTTGCTCGTCAGCCAAATTATCGAGCCAAAATCGCATGGTTGGAGCGTAACTGACCCTGCTTTTGCATCGGCCCTGATGATCGCTAAAAATGGGTAGCGTAATTACGCGTAACTTTTCCAGAGTTACGCTAAAAAATAGCGGTTTTCAGCCATTTTCTGTATATAGCGTAACTGATAACGTAACGTACTTGGGGCAAGGCGAGACAGCGTAACGTAACGTAACCCGCTTCTTAAGAAGCGGTTACGGTAGTTACGTTTCGATGCGGCGTGATTTTTATACGGATTGATTGAGCGGGTGTGAGGTTGCATGTGGCGGGGATAGCTGCTACTTTCCGCACGCCAATAAAGAGATTTTCAGATGACGATGGGACGCCCTACGATCTACACTCCAGACCTCGGAGAGCGGATCGTTACATTGATGAGCGAAGGGCTGTCGCTTACGGCGGCTGCTGCTGAATGCGATGTCCATCGTCGGCGGGTTTACGATTGGAAGGACACCTATCCGGAGTTCGCCGACCTTGTGGACTTGGCAATGGGAAAGCGTCAGGTTTTTCTTGAGCGGCGGTTGATGGGCGCGGATCAAGGTCCGATAGTCACGTCCAGTATCTTCGCGCTCAAGAATGCTGCTCCCAAGGATTGGCGTGATCGTCAGGAAATTGATCATACCTCCACTGATGGCAGCATGACGCCCAAGGAACCGCGCTACATCTTGGTAGAGCCTAACTCCGGCGGAAAATAGCCGTGATGGACGAAGCAGTCCTAGACTGCGAACTGCCAGCTATCTTTGCGCCGTTCCTACAGCCAGCACGCTTCAAGGTGGCAGAGGGTGGACGCGGTAGCAGCAAGACGCGATCAGTCATCACCATTCTTGTCAACAACGTTATGGCTTACGGCTGGCGCGTGGTTTGCTTTCGCGAGTTGATGGAGGCCATTGCCGAAAGCTCGTATCAGGAGATTGTGGAGGAAATCGACCGGCGCAATCTACACGGCATTTTCGACGTTACCAAGACGGAGATATCCTGCCCCATGTCGGGCGGCGTGTTCAAGTTTTCAGGTATCCGCGCGAGCAGCAAGCGCCTTCAGAACCAGAAGTTGAAGGGGTTTTCGAATTTTGATGCGGCGTTTATTGATGAAGGCGAGAGCATCACAAAGGACAGCTGGAACGCCCTGGTGCCAACGATGCGGAAGGCGGGGAGCGAGATTTACGTTTGCTTCAACCCGGCATCGCCATTGGATTTCATTTACCAATCATTCGTAACCGATCCGATCTATCCACCCGTGCTAGAGGGTAAGCCTTATGCGGTGGTGCTGAAGGTCAATTACACGGATAATCCCTTCTTCCCCAAGGAATTGGCGGACGACGCGGAGTTGATGCGTAAGACCGATCCCGAATTGTATCGGCACATCTACCTGGGACAGCCGGTTGCGGACAATGCGCTGTCTATCATCAAGCCGATGTGGATTGAGGCGAGCGTGGATGCCCACCTGCAAATCCCCGATTTCCCCATGGGCGGCGGCAAGATTGGCGGGATGGATGTGTCTGGTGGCGTTGAGGGGGACGTGGCCGCGCCCAAGTCGAACGATCCTAACGCGCTGGCGTGGCGCTACGGCTGCGTTTTGGCAGGCTTGGAGGAATGGCAGGACGAAAACCCCAATGCAGCCTCAGCGCACGCCTACGGGGTTATTTCGCGGGAGATGCTGGACCTACTCAATATCGATGATATCGGCGTAGGAGCGTCTGTACCGGGCGAATTAGGCCGTTTGCAGAAGGAAGCGGGGGATAGCGTCCACCAGATAGAATTCAAAGGCTGGACGGCCTCTGAAAGCCCTTTGCGTGCCACGGACGAATATCAGCCAGGAAAAACGCATGGCGACATGTTTGCCAACCTCAAAGCTCAGGGTTGGGGTACGCTGGCGGACAGGTTCCGCAATACATGGCAGGCACGCAATGGCCTGCCCTATGATGCCGAGTTGATGATATCCATTCCCTCTGGCCTGCAATATGCTGACAAGCTCATGGCGGAGCTATCCCAGCCTAGGCGGGAAAGCGTCAACGGTCGCATGAAGGTTGAGAGCAAGAAGTCACTGAAGGCGCGCGGCGTGCCATCGCATAACCTCGCGGATGCCGTGGTGATGGCATATTCTGTGGACGGGTCGTCCAGCTACGCCTTCTCGGGGTGGTTGTAGGGGGTGTTGCGGCTGGTGGGTCGGTACGTCCGATGATTTTTAGCCTTAGCCAAGCGTCATGCCTTTCAGCGTCCGGTCCTAATGCCTAAGCAATAAGGCTTATCCCTAAGGTCTGCCTAGCCGCAACGCTTTATTGGTATATCACATAGTTTGATTCGGCAATCAAAGATATTTCATAACAATCAAGCCCTCATCCGAGAAGCGAATGCGCTCTCCATCGAATTCATAGAGGTCTTCAGCAGATCGCAGCCATGTCGTCATATTTGGGCGCAAGGGCGAGCTAACCGAGCGCCATCCATCGCCTATATCGGGCGATCGAGCGATAAGTTTGAGAGTATCTTTAGCTTGCTGCGTGATTTTCTTCATCATCTTCACTCCATCGCGTTTCCGTTGACACCACTTTAGAGGGATGTGTGGGACTGTCAACGATTATTTTGCGAAGGGTTTGTATTATTTTTCTCCCCCTTCTTCAATCCACGACACCAGCACTCCGCATTTCCCGCCCGCTGGCATTTGAGCCAGTTGGGACAGGGGTGGAGGTATCCGGTCACGCGACACGATCCGCAGAACGATAAGCGCGAGTTCCCTTACGGGCATAATGAACCCGACGAAGATCGGCCAAATCGCGCTGATAATCCTTAAGATAACGATAATAACGGCTACCGACGCCAGCGGCGCGAGTGGCGACGACGATATCCAGCATTTCCTTACGTGCTGCCGAATAACGTGCCCATGTTCCGCGTGCCATCTTATCGCTCCTGTTTTAGTTCGGTGTCGAGCCGGTTAACCGCTGGTCGCTTGGTAGGAGACCTAATCTCCGTTTCGTCTTCGGACTTGAACCTTTCGGCTAACCGGTCCTACGAACGTCTTCCCGCTTCCTCTAGCCCTAACCGGCTCGACAACCCCACTTTAGCGCGGGGGATCGGGGGTGTCAATGATTATTTTTATCGTGCCATGCGACGTGCGAGCGGAAATTCGCTGACATCGGTGGATCAATGTCGTTTTCAGCGCGGTATCCTTGAACTCCGCCGTAGAGGAACGCGATATTGGTGGTATATCGCTTATCTGCCCGCTCAGGCCATGCGGCGAATTGGCGTTTGAACCACGCCTTATCGGACGGTGATCCAGTTAGGTAGTGGTTATAGCCCTCTACAATATTCTCACTCACAACCCCAACTCCCGCGCGGCAATTCGTCGTCGGAGGGCTCATCATCTTTGCGCGCCCACTTAGCATACTGATCTGCGTCTGCCATCGACCAATCTACATCATCGTAATTCATCTCACTCAATCCGCCTGCTAAATATTCTGCCCACACCCTACCACCCATCGCGGGGTAGTCAATTGTTATTTTCGAGGTGCACAAGCCATAATCATAACGACGCTCATGCCGAGGAGGAGCAGGAACACCAGCATCATAGCCATATCCCTACTCACGACCCACGCCCCAACTCACGGCCACGCTGTAGAGCCTTTACCAGCCAAGGGATGTAGCCGTCCACATTGTCCCAATCGCCACGTCTAGCTGCCATTGCGTTAGCATGGTCTCCGTGTTCTTCGTATCTTTGGGCATATAACTCGCGCGCCTCGATTAGATCGGCATCGATGGGCCGCATCGCAGCTATGATGGATCGGGCTTCTTCGGATACATTGATGCTAGAGCCCGGTCGTTCGCTGATAACAAGATCATTGCTACTGGGAAACGCCGCAATCCTCTGCACCAGCGCCACGCAGCGGGCTTGGAGGTCGGGGGATGGCTGTGCAGCACAGTTGCGCACGATCCAATCTCCCGTTGACATGCCTTCATTGACATGATGTTTGCTATTCTTGTTGATGAAAAAGCTTTTACCCACTTCATCCAAAGACAATGCGATAAAAGGCCAGAATTTGTTGTCGTTGGCCCGCATCTCGCCCAGCCTATGCGTTTCGCCATTGTCCCGGTTGACTACCTCTAGCGGCTTATCCCAGTGGACAGACATCATCGCACTCCTTCTTCACGGGCGCGGCGGAGTGCGGCTAGTGCCTTTCGCACCGCCGTAGAATCATCCCATTTGCCTTCGCGTAGTGAAGCCATTCTGGTCCACCCTGCCGTAGTGGCGGTGGTTAGGTCGTCAAGTGACGACGCGACAAGTTCCCTCGCTGTGATCAGATCCGGGTCAACCGGCTCGGGAAGCTCAGCCACGATTGCGCGGGCTTCGTCGGAGTAGGTTGTGTGGCCCTTTGCAGAGGCTACGCGCCTCACCAGCGCCTCCATTCGATCCAACATTTCCAATGCTGTCTTCATCACATTTGCTCCTTGTGTTTGGCGATGGCGATAACAGCATCTCGGATAGCTTCGGATAGTGCGCTATCAAGATTTGCGATCGGAGTTCCCATGATATTGAGAGGCGAAAGAGCGGACAGCAAACGCTCCGTCACACTCACCAAATCCCTCACCACCTCCTCACGGTGGGTGGCGAAGGCTTGAACGAACTCGTGTTGATCCCAAACGCCAGCGCGACACTTCGCGGGGAAATTAAGAGTGAACCATACGGAACCTTCGCCCCATTCTGTCTGAACTGACGTTAGCCATTCAGCAAGCTTTGCAGCCGCCTCCCGATCCACCTGCAATACCTTAGTCATCACTTCGCTCCCATGTTGCGGATGTTCCAGCCTTGATAGCCTTCGCCCCGAGGGGACCAGCATATAGGAATGTCATCATTACCAGTCTCGCTTGTCCAGTAATCGCCCATGCTGTCGGGGTTTGTGCCACCGAAGGTCACAGGTGCCTCAAGCTCTACAGCTTCAACCCGTCCATCGTCGTGATAAGCCTCAAGCGGCTGGCTCCAGTCGATTTTCATTAGTTCCTCCTGCGCTTGATAGGGATATGGTAACGCCCACCCGCAACCTGTCAACAGATATTTTCACACCGCACAATAATCCCCTTCCCCACGGCGGTTGAGATCCTCATGGACAGCTTCGATGGATGCGATATCGGAATAAATGTCATCCAGGAAGTCATCCCAAATACCCTTCACCTCGCTCGTGGAAAGATAGCTCAAGCGCAATAGGTCATCATAGTGACCGGCTGTCATGGTGCGGATACCCCTATTCATCATTCGCCCTATCTTCCTCACTTAATGCCGACCACGCAATCATAGCCCTGTAAGCCGCGCGCAAGCTAATTGTGTCGCATTCCTCGCTGGTGTCGGGGTTGCGCTGTAGGCGATGACATAGGAAGCGGAATGCCTTCTGCTCTTCGGTCATTTAGCAGGCACCCACACTCGCCGAAACCCCAATGCCATACCCATCCATTCCGGCACGTCCTTATGTCCGTTGCGTATCTGTGAGAGGTAGGCTTCGGAGATGTTCCAATGGGCTGCTGCAGCACGGGCTGAGCCGTGTTCGGTTATGGCGGCTTCTAGGGCTTGGGGGAGGGTCATTTACCGTCCAGTGCTGCTTGGATTGCTGCGCGGAAGCGCTTCGTTTCGAGAGTAATTTCCTGCTCTGTTTGTGCCATCGCTTTCGGACCAGACGCAGGGTGACGCAGGTATTCTCTGTACGTGGCTGGCCATTCACTGGCCAATCCCGCCTCCACCATCCCCTCGGTTGGTTCGAGTAGGGCTGTTAGAGCGGCGCGGGCACTAGCCAGATATCCATCACCGAACTCCTTCCAATGGATTGCAAATAGAGCGCTCCCCTCTGGACCGCTATCTTGCGCCACCATTGCCCGCGCCATCTTCTCGATCATGCTCATGATTATTTCCCATCCAATGCGCTTTGAATCATGGCCGTGAAAACGTAGGTCGGGTCGTTCGCAGCCTGAGCATTCCAGCCAGTAGTTCGCATATCTTCGCTCGGCTTAAGCAATGCGGCTAGAGCCGAGCGGGCAAGGGGTCGGAAAATCGCAAGCTGCTCGCTGTAGTGAGGGTTTGTTTGAAAATCTCGGCGCGGGTATGCACCCTCGATCATTTCGCGGGTGATCTTCTCGATCATATTCATTTCATAGCACTCCAAAAAGTCCAAGCATTAACCGCCCATCCGAACGCAATGAGAACCCAAAACAGGAATCTCCAATGCCATCGGCTGTCCCACCCCTTGGCGGAGTTATCGATAACACAATCGATACCGACTACAAGGCAAGCTATGATCCCTGCGAACAGCGTCCAATTATCCAACATCATTTATTCTCCAATTTCGCTATCTGATTAACTCCGTGGTGGCGACTGTCAACAAAATAATCGCATATCTTTTCGCTTGACGGGCGTGAGTGGGGCGGTATTGTGGGGCGTGGCGTGATCGTTCCGCCAGGAGGTTGATATGAAAGATGACGCATTTACAAAAGAGGAAATTGACGGGAACGCAGAAATTGCGTCTCTTATTGATTGGTGGGACGAAATGGACGATCAGGCAAAGCGCGTTCGCGCTGCTGTTGATATCCGAGCCCTTGGCAATGTCAGCGAAGACGAATGGTTCTTCCGAGCATCAGATAGGTACTCTTATTGCGAGACGGCGAAATCTCGTATTGAAAAGAAGCTGTTCCGCTTAGGGTTTGATGGGAGGCTTGAGCCAGAGCATGTCAGCATTAGTGAGATCAAAGAATTCCGACGTTATATCCACGATATTAAAACTCGTATTAATGTCGTCGAAAAGCAACTTGGGATTGGCAACGAGCAACGAGAAGCGCGTATCGCCGAACGGGAGCGCGGGAAGTGAGCGGTCCATGGACATTGATATTCGTGATCTTGGGCTGCTGTTCGGCTGGAGGCTCTGGAACGTCATCCGGCTCTGTTCCAGGATTTCAAACCGAAAGAGGGTGCGGGCTTACCGGTGTTGCGATGCAGCAAAAACTTAACGGCTATCGTGATGTGTTCTGGCACTGTGCAAGGGTAGGCAAATGACACAACATACCTTTACCACCACAATTGACGGCACGGAATTCGTGGTGATTTATGAATACCACAAGGGCTTTGCGGGCGACTGGTACGATCCGCCTGAGCCCGACACGGTAGAGATCCTTGCCGTCACACCGGACGTGGCGCTATCGGCATATGACGATCTGGTAGCGGAGGCTTTTGAGGATCATGCGGGGTATCTTAGCGATGCTTTAGAGTATCGGGCGGAGTTGCGGCGGGAGGATTGGTGATGTTTGAGATTGGAGATGTTGTTACGCTGGTCAACCGCGATGTGATTGATAAGGGGTGCTGCATTTATCTAGGATCAAAGGCTCCGCCATTGCGACATATCGGCAGAGTGGCAAGATTTGAAAAATCCAGTTATTGCAATTGCACTCTTGTGCAATTGAGCGACGGTAATCGCGGCTATATCGATCGCTTCCGCAAACTCCCACCCGCCAGCCCCGAGTTTATTTCACTGATCCGAAGCTTGTCGCCGGGCAAGGGGTCGGAGGATGCTTGAGCCCTCCCTGACGGCTCTATTCCAGCCATGCGATCCAACGCCGCAACATCTGAACAACGCCTATCAATTGCGCCGCAAACAAAGGCTATGGATGGCATCAGGAGGGCGTTGTGTTATATGCGGCAATCGGATTAAATCAGTGTTACACGTTACATTTGACCACGTTTTACCGCGATCGAAGGGCGGCAAAGATCATCGAAATCTTGTGGCTGCGCATACTCGCTGCAATGAGGTGAAGGCTGATCGAATGCCAACGGGATGCGAGCTAATTTGGCTAGCGGCAGTGAATGCGAAAATATATGTTGACGTTACCGTTTGAGGCTGTAGTGTTAGGCCATAGACACCAACGGGAGAAACGAAATGACCTTCAACGCAAACGACTTCGCCGCTGACCTTCGCAAGCGCGCCGCCAAGATCAAGGCCGACCGCGATGCAGGTAAGCTCCGCGATTTCCATGGTCGCCTCGCTACCCCCGAACAGATTGCATCCTACAAAGCCAAAGGACATTGGGGATGATATTCTTTGCGCTTCTAGCGTGGCTAGTGGCAGATGCCGCCTTCGCGGTAATCATCGCCACTGGCCTGCCACCCTCAACTTCGGGAGATGATGATGATTGATGTGCAAAGCGTGGCTTATGGCGAGGGTGTCTGTGCTTATGGGCGCGGAGTTGGCTTCAACCAGTGCCCCTATACCGATATTGTGGAAATAACTCATTGGGTGGCAGGGTATACGGTTGCCAATGCGAAGGCTGATGCTGACAGGCGGAAGGTGGCGCGGTGAGCCTGATTGACACAGCCATAGCCTTCGCTGCACAGGCGCATGCGGGGCAGGTGAGGAAATACACCAACTTGCCCTACATCACACACCCAATCGAGGTAATGACGATCCTCCACGATCACGGTGTCCGTGATGAGGCGATGTTGTGCGCCGCTGTGTTGCATGACGTGGTGGAAGATTGTCCGGTGCCACTATCAGCCATTCGCAGGCGCTTTGGCGATGATGTTGCTGATTTGGTGGATGGACTAACGGACAAATACCCCGCTGGAACTGGCGGCAATCGAGCGGAGCGTAAGCTTAGGGAGAGGCAGCGCATTGCGGCTATGTGTATGCGTACCCAAACTGTTAAGTTTGCCGACTTGATTAGCAATACGTCCAGCATCGCGGTACACGACCCTGATTTCGCGCGTGTATATCTACGTGAGAAGCGCGCCATGATGGACCTTATGATGCAGGACGATTGGGGGCTGAGGCGGACTTGCGAAGAGCGGCTGGCTTGGGGTGAGAATGAATTGTTGCAGGGGGTTTTGCGGTGAGTGTACTCTCTAAACTTCCTGAAAGCCTAATCAATGAAAGCGGCGGAGGATTTGGTTTTGTTTGTATATGGCGCAAAGGCGTTTATGGCTCGTCTGCACGCATGATGACAGTCGGCAAGTTTTTGTCGCTTCCTGAAAACCAGTCTGGAATTTGGCTGATTGACGGCGGATGGGGAGGTCCGCCGGGACCGATTCATGTTCGTTGGAACGGTGTGGAATGGGAATACGGCGGGCGACAGTGGGGAGGGATTTAAGTGACCCCCACCACCGTCTCCACCAGCCTAGTCCCCCCAGGCCCCGCCTATTCCCTTGAAACCGGCTGGACAGAGCGCGGTGGGGCCTTTGAGCCTACGCACGCTTGGCTATTCGGCCATCCGACGTATTGGAGCCGCAAGGGCATCACACCCATCATAGGACTTGATTGGGGCAACCCCTGGGGCTCTGGTAGGGAACTGGCCAAAATGGCGTTCTGGCAGTTTGTGGCGGATCGGGTGGAGTGGTATGACGTGAAGGCGTTTGCGCGGGATCTGGAACAGAGGCAGAAGCGGGCGGAGCGGGAGAGGGCGGAGCGGGATGCGGGGCATATTGACCTGTTCGGAGATTGACAATGAACATTAGACGGCTGGCATTTTGCTTAACATTCGCGCCTATGATTATTCTTATGGGAATCGCTATGTTGGCAATATTCCCTTTATTTCTTTTTGTATATTGGATGTTCGGAGGAACTGGAGGAAGTCCTTGGGAGGAGGCTTGGGAATGTGTTTCCGAAGCGTCGATTAATATGATGAAAGATGGGTGGGATGCGACCGAAAAATAACCGTTGACACCACACCTCACCCCGCTAAGGTGGTGAGTAACGAGATGGAGGAAGTGATGCAGAACGTGTGGAACACCCTACGCCAAGTCCGCCCAGCCGATTGGATTTGTGGCGCGGCGTTGGCGGTTGCCGTAATTATTCTTTTGGAGATTTTGTGATGGCTGGTATTGAATGGGGTAAGCCGATTGCGGTGGATGGGAAGAGGCCCGCTTGGCTGCGCGACAGCGATCAATTAATGCATCATGATAAATTTAGCGATAATTGGCACGGCGAATGCGTGCGGTGGTGGGTGTATGAGTTAAAGGATGATTGGCCCCTTACGGATCTCATCTGCCTCCCCGCGAACTCCCCAGTTTACACCGCTCTTGAGGCGGGGTTTGTGCCTTGGGCGGGCGGGGATACGGCTCCGGCGGATTGGGATGGCGGAGAGGTGCTTTGGGAAAGCGGGAGCCTCTCCAGTCCCGGCGATTGGCGACATACTGCGAAGTACGCCGAGTACAAAGCCCGTATCATCGGCTACAAGCGTAAGGCCGAGGTGGTGGAGGATGACGGGCACACGGTTACCATCGCGCGCATGACGGAAACCGATTTCCGGGATAAGGTCTTAGATAACAACGCTGCGGTACTTGCCGCTAATATCATGGGCATCATCCGCACTCCAACCCGAGCCGAAGTCATCTCCACCACAACTGGTGTATCCTTTGCCGATGTGGAAAAGGTGCTGGCGGAGATCGCGTCGTGAGTGCGCTGGCCGGATGGTTCGTAATGGTTGGCCTTATATGGCTTGGCTCTGATATCAAGCAGGCTGCGCGTATTATGAGGGGTAAAGAGTGATGAGCCAAATAGAAAAGCGCCGTGAGAGGGCGTGGCAAGACGGGTTTGCGGTGGGAAATTCCGGAGGTGGCGATAGCGAATGTGCCGAGATTAAAGGCACTATCTTTTGGCACGATTGGCACGATGGATACTACAATGGCAAGCCTAAGGCGATTGAATGGGAAGAATATAATGGCACGCGGTGAAAACAAACCAAATTTCCGCATCATTCCGCAGTCTGGGGGATATCCAGGATTGACGGGACTGATGGTGGGCGCTGGCCCTCGCGAAATCGTCATGCTTGGGTCTGGTAAGGCTGTTGAGGCTGCCGTGCTTCGTAAGGTTAGGGAGATTGAGGGTGAGTGATATTTTTGTAATTATAGGCACCACCGGAGAGTGGTCCGACCGATATGAAAGCCATGTCGGATATGTGAATAGCGAGGAAGACGCTCATGCCTTGGTAAAGCTTGCTGAATACCAAAAAAGCAATCCATACAATTGTCAGCGGCCAAAGGGAATACCTACTCATAACTGGAGGTTGCCCGATGGCACAATTCCTCAAATTTCAATGTTGTTATATTTGCGTAACAAGGGCGCTAAATTTGTCGCAGAGCCTAATACCGATGAAATCACAGCCATAAACAATAAGGCAATTGCAGATTGGATGGATGCGAAGCGAGCTGCAGGATACGTTGATGTAGATGGCCCTTGCGACAGCTATCACTATGAGCGCGTTTCGCTGTTGACTGTTCCCAAGCCATGACCATCGCCGACCGCCTACGTGTCACAGGCCATGCCAAGAAAGCCGATAAACTCGACCACCTAGCCGAAGGATGGCGCATGGGCACGGTTTCCATGGGCGAGTATGCGCGCGAGTTCTGGCTGGGTGTGCGGATGTTGCAGAGGGAGGGAGGATTATGAGTATTCGCGACCTAGCGCTAAAGGCGATGGACACATTCAACAAACTCCCGCCAGCAGAACGTGCTGCCCATTTAGAGGCGCAACGGGCTAGTTGGGTTCGGGGGATGATCACCCCTTGTGAGCATGGGGTATTGGATTTTGAGGATTGTGGGGAGTGTCGGAAGTGAGAAAGCCATATATTGAGAACTCATTTGTAGTGAGACGTCTGTGGTGCAGGGTCGCGCATGGCAATTCGGCACTTGAATGGCAACGCGGACCTATGGGAATGGCGTATTGGCAAAAGTGTGGCAAATGCGGGGCAATCCATAATGTCGAATAACACTTGGCAGGATATCAGCACGGCTCCGAGGGATGGGACGCCAGTTATATTGGGAGAGGCTGGCGCACAGCCGCAATTGGCTAGATGGCTTTCTTTGCCGGAAGGCGAAGGATGGTTTTCATTTGAGAGTGATATTTCTGGATTTAATCCTTGGAGGGCATTCCCGCCCTCCCACTGGATGCCGCTTCCTGATCCGCCTACGGTCTAGCGCACGATTGACAATTGCTTTATACCCCGCAGCATGGACATGCTGACAGACACCGCCATCGCCATCAACGATGGTTTTTTGAACGTTCTGACTGGACTCGGCGGTTCTGTCGATAGCCACGCAACTGGTGGTAGTTGGTATAATCAGCCGATTAGCCAGCGAGAAATCGAAGCGAGCTTCAGAACCAGTTGGGTTTCAAGGAAGGCGCATGAAGTTCCGGCTATCGATATGGTCCGTCCTTGGCGGACGTGGTCGGCCACGACCGATCAAATTACCGCTATCGAAAAAGAAGAGCGCAGACTAGGGCTTCGTAAAAAGATCAAGCGTGCGATCATTTATTCGAGAATGTATGGCGGCGCTGCGATTATGATCGGCGTTAAAGGGGATAACCCTTCCTTGCCGCTGGAATTGGATAAGGTGAAAAAAGGCGATTTGACTTATCTACACGTCCTTACTCGCCATGAAATTATGGTGTCTGAAATAGACTTCGACCCTGGCAGCCTAACTTACGGGCAACCCAAGTCTTATGGGGTTATTGGGGGCGGGAAAGTTGTGCCAGTGGATCCAAGCCGAGTCGTTAGGTTTACGTATGGCGACTTGCCAGATCAGCTATCCTTCGCAGAAGGATCTTGGGGCGATCCGCTTCTGATGAGTCTGCGCTCTGCATTGCTAAATGCAGATACGGCGCAAGGATCTCTTGGCGCTTTGGTAACCAAGGCCAGAACCTCCACTTGGAAGGTTCCGGGAATGCTAGAGGCAGTCGCTACTAAAGCGGGAGCGGATAAATTCATTGCTGGCGCGAGAGTGGCTCAAGCCTTCGAAAGCATGTTTAACACAAAGATTATTAGCGCTCCATCTAGAACTGGCGATGTTGGAGAGGAATGGGAAAATCAAACGGTGAACTTTAGTGGAGTTCCAGAAATGGGCTCTTGGTTCATTCAGATGGTAGCAGCAGCTACTAATATCCCGATGACTAAGTTTGGATCTATCTCTCCGGGGGGCTTAAATTCGACGGGCGATGGAGATAATGAGAATTATCTACAGATGCTTGATGCAGGACGCGAGCTAGAATTGCGACCCGCTATCGAGATGATCGATGAAGTTCTTATTAGGTCAGCAACTGGCGGGCGAGATGAAAGCATCTGGTTTACTTGGTCTCCTTTCGAAGTAGACACGGAAAGTACTCGCGCCGCCAACGCAAAGCTACGTGCAGAAGCAATCAACACTCTTTCGCAAAGCTCCACCGTTCCATCAGATGTGCTTGCCAAAGCGGTTAAGGGTCTCTTGATCGACAGCGGAGAATATCCAGGCATTGAAGATGCCTACAAAGAATTCGACGCAGCGGGCGGCGACCTAGCCGAAATCAACCCGCCAGAACCGGCGGCGAATGATAATCCGGTAATGGCGGCTGCTATTGAAGGCGGTGTTGCGGCTGGGAAGAGTGCGAGTGTGGCGGCTAAGGATGCAGTGGCGATGCTAACCGATGCTCGCCCAATGACGCTCTATGTTTCCCGCGCTGTAACCAACTTCTCCGACATCCGTGAGCATTTCGAAGCACAGGGAGTGTCCGTCACGGTGCCGGACGATAAGGCTCATGTGACGATCGCCTATAGCCGCCAACCGATTGACTGGCTCACCGTTTCGCCGGACGATTGGGGAACTACGGACGGCGGCTTGAAGCTCCCACCCGGCGGGCCGCGCCTGATGGACGTATTCAACGGCACGCTAGTTCAGGTGTTCGGCTCTAGCCAGTTGTCGTGGCGGCATGAGGCAATCCTGCGCGCTGGTGCGACATGGGATCACCCTGACTATAATCCTCACTTCTCGCTTGACTATTCGTTCGCAGGCGTGTCTGTTGAGGATATTAAGCCTTGGGT